TGCCACAGCACCGTGACACACCTGTGATAGAACATCCCTACATAGATCCCGACGACACACTCAGCAAGGAGACCCGACAAATGTTTGCCGACAACTTCGAGCCAACATCCGCATCAGCAAAACACCTAAAAGCGTTGAACGAAATCGTGGACACGATCTTCAACCCGCACAGCGACATCATCCGACGTTTACGCACCATTCGCAACGCAATGAGCTTGTGCGACCCGGAACCGCTGTACGACATTGAGACAATTGACAAAGCAATTGCCGCGTTGGAGAAGGCACGATGAATTGCACCATCTGCAAAGGCGTCATCGCATGGCCCGACATTCAGGGCCGCACACATTTCGTTTGTGACGGTCGAGTACCAGCCGCTAAACCAACCACACCATTCGGACAGGCAATGCAGATCAGCCAAGCGGTTGCCGACGCCAAATGGACACCCGCGCAACAGCGCCAAGTTGACGCCGCCATTGACGCCTGTGCCCGCGAGATTGGCTATTTCACCGCTGACGACGTGTGGGCCAAACTCGGTCAACATTTCCCCGTGACCAAAGGGCTTGCTGGTCGGCTCAATGCAGCTGTGCGACGCCGCACCATCGTAAACACCGGCGTTGTACGCCACGCCAATCGTGGCGGCCAGCATGATCACGCACAAAGGTTGACGGTATGGGCAGCCGCAAAATAGGTCGCATCGCAACCGTCATCGGGTCATGTGCAGCTTTGTGGCGTGTATGGCGTCGACACAGAAACTGGGAAAAGCATGGCATTTGATCTCAGCAATTACGAGACCGTCGAGGATCGCCTGGCACGGTTTTGGCGTGACCACCCAACCGCTCGCATTGAAACCGCGATGATGGCCTACGACGGCGACAGCTGCGTATTTCGTGCCGAAATCTATTTCGACGCCAGCCAGGCGACACCCACCGCGACTGGCTACGCCGAAGAAGTCAAAGGTTCTAGCCCGGTTAATAGGACGTCGTTTGTGGAGAATTGCGAAACCAGCGCAATTGGTCGAGCGTTGGCGAACTGCGATTACGCCACGCACGGCAAAAGGCCATCCCGTGAGGAGATGGCAAAGGTGCAGCGGGCGGGGGCGGGCAACCTTGCGCCCGGATCGGAACCCTCGCCCGTTGCATCAGATCTCATCACCACGGTCGGCGGCTCGAAGGCTGCGACCCCTAAACAGGTCGGCTACATGAAAGCGCTAGCAAAGAAACTGTCGCTTGATGAGGAAGGCCTGTTCCATTACGTGCAACAGGTGCTTGCTAGTGATGCAGCTGTGCCCGAAGCCCTAACGATCGCTGAAGCCAACCGCGTCATTGACGCACTCAAGAAGGACACGCAATGAGCGTTAAAATTGATCGCATGTTGCTGGCCATTGACAGACACAACAGTCAACTAATGCAAGAAATACACGACCTTCGTCGACGCATGTACGCCTGGCAAATGGTTGCATATGATCTCAGCGCAGCGCTCAGCATTCAATGCACCGTGTACACACCCGACTGTTTTATGTCCGTCACAGGTCGTGAAGCGTTACAGAAGTTTGAGGAATTGCAAGCCAAAGAATTGCCGACACCGTAGATCGGCCATAGACCTAAGCCCGTCGCGGGGCGGATGGATGACACCCGGTAACGGGGGTAGATTGACGCGCCCTCAAACAGCAACACGAAGGTGGCGGGGCAAAGCGTCAAGGCGATACGTTCAGCAAGTTAGCTAGTGGGACGCGGGTAGAGGCAAGCCGCGGGGTGGGCATTACACCCGTCTGTCTTACACCGAGCAACTATAGTCATATACGAAAATACACAGCAGACCTGGACACGTCATGACGATCACGCAAACACATCGAGGGCAAGGCAGCTTGCCTGCCGCGCCAGCCCAAGGCGCAAAGCGCCGCGGGAGGCCCTCAAAAAACGACAAAGTCACCTACACCTGTGAAAACTGCGGAACACTCAAAACCGTGTACGCACACCCAAACCGTCGATACCGGGCATGCTCACGCACTTGCAACGCCTTACTGGCTCGCACCACCACAAAGAAATACGGTAAACGAACACACAACGCAAGCGCAGCACGCAAAAAAGCCACACAAAAAAACCATGCGCTTAGCCACCAAAACATGCTGCAACGTGGCAAATGTGCTCTACACCCGATCTACAACGACGGACAAGACCTGCACGTCACCGTAAAAAACGTTGCAATGTTCGCATGGGATCACATCGACCGCACACTCAAAACAGCAAATGTAGCCCGACTCAAAACACGCAAAGCCGAAACCGTCCAAAACGAAATAGACAAATGCCAATTGGTTTGCCACAACTGCCATGCCATGAAAAGCATGGAACAAAACGACCATCGACCAATTGACAAACAAACCAACCCGCAACATACGCTGTTCTAATGCCACGCGGACACACCACAGGCGACCCGGCATACGCCGCAGCTCGTAAGGCGCTACTCAAAGACAACCCAATCTGCTACTGGTGCAGACGCCGACCCGCAACCGAAGCCGACCATTTGATCGAAGTAGACCGAGGGGGCACCCACCAAGACGGCATGGTGCCCGCTTGCAAACCATGCAACGCGGCCCGCGGAGCTACCTACCGAAACAAAAAACTGGCAGCCGCCAAACAGGCACGCAACAAAGCCTTGAATGAATTTTTACACGCAAATGAAGTCCCCCCGATCCCCACCAAAAAATATCCTGGAACCAGCCCGAACCAGCCTGAACTGGCGGTAACTGGCCATGACCAGCCGCGGCTTGAGACGATCAGCCCGGATGGGGCGGGATCGTTCGGGCCACTTGTGGGGGACATAGCCCAGGACGCTTTGGGTCTTGAGTTGATGCCGTGGCAGGTGCATTTTCTTGATCGGGCGTTGACGTTTGATGATGAGGGGTTGTTGGTGCATCGGTCGGCGTTGGGGTCGGTGGCCCGTCAGAACGGCAAGTCAATCATTCTGAAATCAGTCATCCTGTTTTGGCTACTGGAGATGCCAAAGATTAGGGGCGAGAAACAAACGATCGTGTCGGTGGCGCATCGCCTTGACTTGGCCGTCATGGTCTTTGACGACCTGGCTGACATCCTTGAAAACAAATACGGCGCGTATGTGTCGCGGTCGTATGGTCGCAACAAAGTAACGATGCCGGACGGTACGACGTGGTGGATCAAAGCCGCCAAACATAATGCGGGTCACGGCATGAGCATTGACTTGCTGATCGTTGACGAGCTGTTTGACGTTGACGCCGAAGTCGTCGAGGGCGGTTTGATGCCAGCGCAGCGCGCCCGCAAAAATCCGTTTGCCCTGTTCATGTCAACCGCCGGTACCGAGGCATCGGTGCTGTTTCAGCGTTGGCGTGAACACGGTCTACGCGCGATTGACAGCGGGCAACCCACCGTGAACTACATGGCCGAATGGTCGCCACCCCCGCATGTTGATCCAATGTCGCCGGCGTCGTGGACATGGGGCAACCCCGCCATCGGCCACACCCTTACTTTGGACACGTTGCAGCAGGAAAGCGAAAATCCTGACCGCGCATCATTTCTCCGCGCCAGCCTCAACCTATGGGTCACGGTTGCCCGCGGCTGGATCGCACCTGGACGCTGGCCCGAACTTGAGCATCGCGGCCCGATCCCAATGGGTGGCATTATCGCCATTGAGGCCAGCCTGGACGACTCCCGTTATGCAGCTGTACGCGCCGTCAACCTGCCCGACGGGCGCACCGTCTGCACCATCGCCTTCGTTGTCGACACGATCGGCGAGCTGTACGACAAACTTGCCGAAGTAGCCGCCGACCCGACGGTACGGTTCGCCATGTCGCCAAGCATTGACGCCATTTGCCCGCCCAACCTTGAACGCCGCCGCGTCATCGTCGGCTACGCCGAACTCGGCAAACTCACCCCCGTCGTACGCGACCTAATCAACCAAGGCAGGCTGCTACACACGGGCGAGACAATGCTCGCCGAACACGTCCAACGTGCCGTCGCGGTCAAGACACAAAACACGTTGGTGCTGTCATCGCAACGCTCACCCGGCCCAATCGAGTTAGCCAGGTGCATGGTGTGGGCCGCGGGCATGGTCGCTCGACCAGCACAAAGCGGCCGCCCAATGATCGTCAGCGTGTAGCATCGCAACGTACCCGCCCCGGCCTTTCGTCGGGATCGTGTCGGCGGGCGGGTACACATAAACGCTTGACGCTTGTGGCACACTTGACGCATGGCCCTGTTCGCTAAAAAGACTGCCGCAATCAGCACCACCCCAGTTGCTGAGGTGCAGGCCGCTGTCGGCTACACGTCAAACGCGCAAGGCCCAAACATGATCGGCCAGTACTACACCTACCAAGAAGGTGAAGCCCGCAACCGCGCAATCTCGGTGCCTGCAATCAACCGTGCGCGCGACCTCATGGCATCCGTCATCAGCTGCATGCCACTCAAGATGTACAACGAAGTGTGGAACGAACTAGAAGAAGAAATGACCAAGGTGTATTTGGCGCCGCGGTCATGGCTACGTCGACCCGACCCGACCGTGCCGTACGGGCACATCATGGCCTGGACATTTGACGACCTGTTCTTCTACGGTCGCGCGTTTTGGTACATCACGTCACGCACCGCCGACGGTTACCCGGCATCATTCACACGTCTGCCAACCGGGTCAATCACGACACCTGATCAGGTTGGCCCGGTATGGTTCGCACCATCCAAACAGGTGTATTTCAACGGTGGAGAACTTGACCCTGCAAACTTGGTGCAGTTCCTCAGCCCAACGCAAGGCCTGATCTACTCGGCACCAGGCGCCATCGAGACTGCGCTGAAAATTGAGGCGGCCCGCAATCGCAACGCCAGCAGCTCAATCCCGGCAGGCATCCTCAAGCAGACCGACGGCGAGCCCTTAGATGCACAAAGTTTGACGGATATCGCAGCCCAGTTCAATTCCGCGCGTGCCACAAATCAAACGGCTGCGCTCAATCAGTACCTTGAATACCAACCGACCACAATGACCCCTGACAAAATGCTGTTGATTGAGAGCGCCAACTATTCGGCACTTGAAGCCGCCCGCCTTGGCAACGTCCCGCCATATTTAGTCGGCGTCAGCACCGGATCGTACTCATACCAGTCAGCACAACAGGCCCGCGCCGACCTGTACATCTTTGGCGTCAAGCTGTACGCCGAAGCAATCGCCGCAACCCTGTCAATGGACAACGTGCTACCACGCGGCACCTATGTCGAATTCGACGCTGACGAATACCTTGAAGAAGAATACGCAGCCGACAAAATGGATGAGCCGTCCAATGTAACAATTCAAGAAAACACGCAAGAGAGGATCGCAAACCGATGATCAAATTCCACGCCACCGACATCAGCATCATCGCTGGTAAAGGTGCAGGCCGACGCGAAATCAGCGGCGTCGCCGTACCGTACAACGTCAAAGCAACCGTTGCATCCGGGCAAGACGTCATCATCAAGCCAGGCGCACTACCCGTCGAGGGCAAGGCACCGCGCCTGTTCATGTACCACGACAGCACAATGCCCGTCGGTGTCGTCACCGAACGCGTCGACAGCCCCGAAGGGATGCTGTTCACCGCCAAAATCTCGGCATCCAGCCAAGGCCAGGACGCCATGATCATGCTGTCCGAAGGCGTCATTGACCAGGTATCCATCGGCGTGACCCCCACCGACTTCAGCTACGACGACGACGGCACCATGATCGTCAAGGCCGCCGACTGGGTAGAGCTGTCGCTCGTACCCGTCGGAGCATTCGGTGACGCAGCTGCAATCACCGAAGTAGCCGCAAGTATCCACCAACCCGAACAAGAAATCGGCAATACTGAACAAGAGACCCCACAAGAGGAGACACCAGCAATGGACAACGCACCAGTCGTCGAGGCCGCCGCAGTCGAGGCCACGATCCCAACCGCACCAATCCCGGCACAGCCAAAGCGCAACTTCGGTATGCCAACCGCGGGCGAATACATGGCCGCCTACCACATCGGTGGCGACACGTTTCGCAAGGTCAACGAAGCATTTGTTGAGGCCGCCAAGTCGCGCCAGTCGGCACTTCAGGCAGCCGCAGGTGACACCCTCACCACCGACACCCCAGGTCTTTTGCCCGTCCCAGTTCTCGGCCCTGTGTTCCAGGACTTGAACTACATCCGTCCAGTCGTCGCAGCCGTCGGCGCTCGCGCAATGCCGGACGGTGGCAATCAAAAGACGTTTATCCGTCCAACGTGGACGACCCACCCTTCGGTTGCAACTCAGTCGACCGAATTGACGGGCGCATCGGCCACCACCCCGGTTATCGCATCTAACGTCGTCACCAAGACCACGCTCGCTGGTCAGGTCACGCTGTCGGTGCAGGACATTGACTTCACCAGCCCAGCCGCAATGGAAATCATCCTGCGCGACCTTGCTGGCCAATACATGCTTGCCTCGGACAACATCGCCGCAGACGCAATCACCAACGGCGCATCAGCATCAGGCGCAACCTGGACGGTCACCGCAAACGACCCGTCCTCGTTGATCTCCGCGCTGTACGACGCAGCCACCGACATCCTCAACGCCACGAACTTCCTGCCCGACCACCTGTTTGTGTCGCCGGACGTGTGGCAGAAGCTTGGCAGCCAGCTCGACGGAGACAAGCGCCCGATCTTTCCGTACGCAGGCGCAGCAGGCCTCATGGGCGTCAACGGACTTGGCACCGCAAACATCACGGTCGCCAACACGTTCAACCCGTTCGGCCTCAACCTCGTCGCAGACCGCAACTTCGCAGCAGGCACCCTCTACGTTGCCCGCGGCGCAGCCATCGAGTTCTACGAGCAGGTACGCGGCCTCATGTCGGTCGAAGTGCCTGGCACCCTTGGTCGCACGTTCTCGTACTACGGGTACGTGGCAACCTTCATCGCAGACGCCGATCAGGTCAAGTACATCGTCGTCAACTGAACCGGGTAGGAGGCCTACACCATGGCCAATTACACGGTCACCCATAAGTACCTGCTGGACGATTACGCCGTCCTACAGCTCCTCACACCCTCAGAGGTAGTTGTAGGCGGCGCAATCACCGTCACAGGCGTCGACGCAACATTCAACGGCTCATACACCGTTTACGCGCTCCCGCAATACCTGTACCTCGGCACCGACACCGAAGGCGACCTGATGTACGACTATCAGGTACCGATCCAAAACCAGGTGCTGTACGCCAAAACCGCTAGCAACGTTGATCGTGTCGCATCCACCGGAACGGTTGCATACACGCCCGTATGTACTTGGATCACCGCAACCAACATTGAAGATTGGCTAGGGATTGGCACCGCAACCGCAGGCGATGCAGCGTTTTTGACGCAATGCGCCGCAGCCGCCAACCAATTCTGCTACCGACGCCGTCAAGAGGCCGGATACATTGACAGCGTCAGCACCAGCCCATCAAGCGACGTCACCTTAGGCACCATCATGTACGGCGGTGCCCTGTACCGTCAGCGCGGCTCAATGGATCAGTTCGCGTCGTTTGACGGCATGGCAACCGCCCCAGTCGTCGGCCTATCGGGCATGGTAAAGCAGCTGTTGGGGATTGACCGCCCACAGGTGGCCTAATGCCCGTACCCGCCTACACCGACCTGTTCAACGAGGCCATCGACGACCTGACCGCAACCCTGCAAACCATCACAGGGCTACAAGTCGTCAACGATCCCCGAAACATCGTCCCGCCGTGCGCGTTCATTGACGCGCCATCGTGGGAAAGCTGGAACTACAACATCGTCAAACTGACGTTCCCCGTCAAGGTGCTGACGCTCGGCCCAGCTAACCTGGATGCTCAGCGATCCCTGCTCAACATTTGCGCCATGCTGCTAGCCAAAAACGTGGCCGTCACCGGGGGCCGACCAAC